ACATGGGGCATAATGAACTGCGCATAAAATGCTCAGTTACAGTCAATTTATTGATCGACTCCGCGATGAAGGAGCGATCATAGTAAAACAAGACCAGTATCACGAAGTGTTAACGATAAACGGAGTTATCGTTATCAACTGGTTTCCAACCGGATATCCCGACAAAATGCCACAATTAAGGAAAGGAAGGCACTGGAGAGAGTTTGGCGAAGACCTGGTAGCCACAGTAATGCTACCAGGCGCCTGGTACAGGCGCATACGACAGGTATGGCGAGAGTATGGCAATGAAAGTGCTTTTGTAAAGCACATCGGCTTTAGCCGAGGCGGCGGTATCGCCGCTTTTTTTGGCGGGACGGCATACGGAGCGTTTTTGGTGCCAGGTTTACCTGTGCACAAAGACGCCAAGTTTATGCCAGTGTATGATTGGTTTCACGGGTACGCGTTACCCGTTGTTAACAAGCCAATCTCCAGGATTATCGGCGCCAGAAATAGGCGCGCAAATCCTGCTTTAGCAAAGTTTGGGCCAAGGGCATGATGCCTCAGCAGGCTACTGCCAAACTCAACATAACCATCAAGAGTATATGTTGTGCGAAAGTGAAAGGCGTAGACGATTTTTTGGAGAAGGATGTAAAGCCTGAAACAAAGAAAGAGGAAACAACACAACGAAACGCACGTGATAGCGATAGCTCTGATTGAAAATAATCATTTCAACGTGCGCATGGTTGGTTTTAAGAGAGACAGACCATCCCACGATTCCTTTTTTGGAGCTCGCTACACCGAAGGCAGTAAATTTCTGAAAAAGGAACCAGTCATGGGCAAAATGAGCGATTATGAGCGCATGTTTGCCAGCCCTACTTCATACATGCCTAAGATGGGAACATCTTATTACCGTGGAGGCGTCCTTCGTCAGGCTCGTCCTTACGCCAAGCGCCGAACGTACGCGAAGCGTACTGCGAGTTATCCTCGTAAGCGTGCTTACGCTTCCCGCCCTAAATTTGGCGGGAAGAAGGGATCGAGGTTTTATTACTCCAAATACAAGCCCAAGTCTTACTATGTTCAAGGGTCCCGCGCTAATATTAAGCGCATGGGCAAGACTTGGCGTTCTGCGACGAAGACGCAGCAGATGAACCGCAAGCGTCTCGGATACTACGGACGCGGCAAATACGGTATGCAAACTATGCGTAAAGCATATAACTTTGTGAATACTCCCGCTTTTAAAAGCGGATTTCGTCAAGGTTTTGCCGGCGTTGCCGACGCCGCAGCAGCGGGGGCAGCAATGGCAACAGCCGCAGGCCAACCTGAATTTGCTGCCCCCCTCGGAACTGCCGCAGGTGTTTTAGGTGCCGCTTCCAACTACATTGGAAGGGGAGCTTACCGAAACCAGACGTCTTATCGAAGGAATCCTTTCGAGCAACCTACAGCTAATGGTCTCATTTCTGGTGGCGCAGACACCATGCCTCGCATGCAACATATTAATGATGAGACTGGCTCGCTTATGGTGAGCCACCGAGAACGTCTCATGGACGTTTTCGCTCCCAGTGATTCTGGATTCCACCAGGACGTCTTCACCGTGTCTCCTGGCATCGAGAAGACGTTTCCCTGGCTGTCTCAGATCGCTGCCAACTACGAGGAATACGAGTTGATGCAGTGTGTTTTTGAATACGACGGGCACTCGCTCGTCGGTATCAACGATACCTTGGAGGTGCAGGGTTCGTTGATCATGGCTACCCAGATGAACGTTAAGGATAAGCCGTTCCGTGATCGCCACGAGATGGAAAGGTTCCCGCATGCGTCGAAGTGTGCGCAGCACGGATCTATGGTTCACGGTGTTGAGTGTGATCCCCGCAAGATCCAAGGCGATGGGCACAGGTACATCCGTATGGGTGGTCTTACGAAGGACGAAGACGCGCGCGACTTCGACCACGCCAAGTTTACAATTGGTCAGTACAACACACCCACCGAGCTTGCTAACAAGGAGATCGGTCAGCTTTTCGTGTACTACACTGTCAAGCTGATGAAGCCCAAGATTTCATCTGGTCGGGGTGACGCTATCAGCACGTTTAGGGCTTTTTGCGAGAACCCCGATGCTGGGCGTGCGTTTGGCAAGCTTGGCAACGATGCTGGTCAGACGATTACTAACGGCATGCAAATCGCGGCACGCAACTCGCTGCCGTTGACGCCAACATATGGCGCACCTGCGGCGAATGCCCAGGGCGTTATGGTGTTTACGCCATCAAACGATCTTACGCTTACGTTTGATCCTTATGTCAGCGGAACTTTCCGAGTTACCGTGACGTTTGGTCACTTTGGTACCGTTACGTCCAGTACCCCCATTTCTGCTGTTGCATCTGGATCAGCTGTGGTTGTCAAGTCACAGCTTCCGTGCACTGCAGGTAACGTACTGCTCTACGCTTCTGGTACCGAAGCAATCATGATTGCTGATGTACAGGTCCGCCCTCGGGATCTAGCGAGCGCACAGCTCGCTGCTATCAAGATTACCGGTCTTGATGCCGAGGACCTGATTAAGTCTTGTATTGAGGTTACCGAGATTAACATCCTTGAAGAAACCTCTGTTTCTGATCAACCTGAGTTGAAGCTGATTGCGTAAACGCACAAATCAGCGCACATGAGTGATGCACGAGAAGTCGTGCAGCCGCGATGGAAACGCCGAGCCACCGAAATTGCGGAAGCAATTGGTGGCTCGAGTTCATCAGATGTAGATAAACAAACATTTAGAGAAGCTATGTTTGGCAGTTCAGCTGCCGATCCTAGTTTTGATATAATACAAGCTTTTAAACAAGCGCTGTATGGAACCTCAACAGAGCAGCTCGCTGCTGGTTACCAATATGTACACAGTATGATGGAAGTTTTAGAACGTGCCCATCCATTATCTCATAATGCGGGAGGTGGTCACCAAGTTATACATCATCTTGGGCCACTTGCAGGAAAACTGAACATCATGCCAACATATCAACATGGTGCTTCAGCTGTTCAACATGTTGGCATATTAGGAGCAGTTCCAGGAGCTGGTACTAATTACAATGACATACCTATATCAACTTTGAATCCATTGAATGTGCAAGGAACTGTTAATATTGGAAGTTTTCCACATGATTCAACAAATGCTCCTGTACCATTGAAAGTTCACGTTGATCAGTTACCACGGTACACTAATGGAAACACTAAACCAGTTCCTATTATGAGTGGATCAAATCTTGCTGGAGCCGTACAAGAACTAAGAGTTCGAGAACAAAACTTGACTGGAACACCAGGCAATGGAATCAAAACTACAGAAACAGCACCAGTAACGTCTGTTTCTGTCAGTGGAACAGTTGGTGTGAATAATCATCCTGCACCAGTGACAACTGTGTCAGTGGACAATCATCCCACACCAGTGACAACTGTATCAGTGGACAATCACCCAACACCAGTTACAACTGTGTCAGTTGACAACCACCCAACAACAACAACCATAACAGGCAGCGTTGCAGTGCAACCAGCATTGGATGCAAACAACGTTGCTATACCATTATCAGTTACAGAAACAAATCCTGTATCTGGTGGCGGCGGAGGCACGACAACTGGCGTACAGCAAGTTAAGATCGTTGGCGATGAGACATATGGCATTATCATGACTAAAACATATCGTGATCCTAATGTCTCCAGCACTGTTTCTTACCCTTATTCGTCATTTGGATTTGGCAAGGGAGTAAGTGCATGGCAAACTAAGGTGCAAAACGCTGCATCTCCTAACTGGGCACGTTCCTCGGACGGATGGACAATCCGTGTAAACGGCGTTGATATCTTTAACCAGGATATTTCACTCGATTTACGTAATGCCATGTCAGGAACAATAGGGTTAGGTAGTCCAAACTACAACACAGCAACCCTGCAATCATCATTTCCTTATCAAATACCAGTTGACAGTCAAGCAACCGTTGATAAGTATCACGGTCGCAAGGTCACGCTTTCAACTCGTGCGAATGTATGGATTGTGGAACCATTTGCCGAAAAAGTTAGACATACTGGTTACGTAACTGGCGTTTCTGATCCTCCAAATAATCATCTATGGACAATAACACTTGATGATGGCAATGTAATGCATGAACAATCAATATGGAACAATAACACAAGTCCAGATGGTACTAATACTTCTACACGAGGAAACTACTATGGAGCTCGGGTTGTATTGTACGAAGGATCACAGACAGACAATCATTCTCATAATGATCAATTATGGATTGTTGTTGGCATTGACGATGCATAATCATCGGCGCAATGACGCAAGAAGAACAAACAGACATGTCGAACGGGAGCTTTGAGCGCATTTCAGTGCTTTGCGCATCTCGTTTTCACGAGCTGTTTGATGATCTTGTCCAAGATCTTGTCAAGTACATGGAAGAACAAGTTAACAAAATTGTTGATGAACGCGAACGCGAGAGCGTGAGGAAGCTTATGCACGAGGAGCTTAGCGAACTCACCGATTGAAATAAACAACACAATATTGTGCACCATGGC